CTTCGGCGTCTTTCCGGGCGCCGCGCTCGGCGTCGAGCGCCTGCGCAGCGGTCTCCGAAAGCTCGAGGTCGATGCCGTTAATAGAGCGCTTTACCATTGTCGTTTTCTCCGGGTTTGGCGGCTCCGGCACGGGCTCGCCTTGAATCGCATCGCCGGCATCGAGCCGAATCCGCACATCCGGCCCGGCGCGGCCGCGGCTCACAAGGGCGATGTGATTGCCGCGTATGTTCGTTTGCCTGCAGTCGTAGCGAATGCCCCGCCATTCACCGGGGGTCGGGTCGATGTCGCACGTATAGCCGCACGAAACCTCGCGTTGCCCCTGCGCTTCGGCTTTCGTGATGAGCTCGCCGTCAAATACCGAAAGCGGCGCTCGGACATATTCGCCGTCCGGGGCGACCTCATCGCCACTCGTGCCGCACGAATACTTCCGGGCGTTCGCCGCCGTTACCATTTCGGTCGGATGCCCGTCCGTTACAGGTATCTGCCGAAAGGTCGACAGAGACGCCGGCGAAAAGACCTCTTCGGGCGGCCGGAATTCGCGGCGCTCGGTGCCGTCGTCGTTGAGGTACGTAAAGACGCCGGCGCGCGTTATGTACGCGTCGACCCTCAAAAAGCCGTGCGACGTGCGCTCGGCTTTCCGCAACTCCCCTTTGTCGAAGCGGCGAACGGGCATCGGTTTAAGCGCGATGCTACGGGCGGCAGGCGGCGAGGTTTACCGGCGACAACGCAAGCGCGGCAATCGTGGCGATTTCGTCGGCTTTACGCAAGTCGCCGGCGCGTCGGCTTGACGCTCACCGTTGATTGGCAACGGTCGAGCCCCAAAAGAGAAGCCCGATAACAACGAGCAGGATGCCGATTACGAGCACGGCGCCAACAAGGGCGTCATCGGTAATTGAGGGCTTTCGCATGGGGCGAGGTTTCCGGGGCTCAAGCATTGCGGACAGGCGGTCGGCGCTTGCGCCTATCTCTTCAACGACGGAGCGCGGGCGGTCGGGCGTCATGCCTGCTCGATGCGCTCGACATTTTGCGCGAGCGCCGACTGCCGCGCCCCATCCGGCGTCTCGAGCGTTACCATGAGCGGCTCTTCGCCGTTTTTCCAGAACTCAACGAGTCGCCCGACGAAGCCCGTCGCTTTGTCCCGATAGGTCTGCCCCGGCATGAGTTCAATCACGCCGGCACCTCGGTCGGCGGCTCGACGCGCTCGAGCATCGACCGCCCCGGCGGCGTGCCCTTGCTGCGCTCGCGAAGCGTCGCCCAAGCAATGAGCGCGGCGACGCCGAGCACAACGGCGGCGATAATCGCCCACAAGAGAAGGTTTTCGCGGCGTCGCTCTTCGAGACTCATCGAGTCACCCCTTGGGCGCCCTCAAAGAAGAGGGCGAGTTGTTCGGCCGTTCGCATGCATGCGGCGAGTCGGTTTTCGGCGCGACGGGGCGGGGCGGGTTTTGCCTGCACCGGCGGCGCTACGGGCTTCGGCGGCTTTGCCTTGGGCTTCTTCTTCTCGGGCGGGGGCGCCTGTAGTGCGGCGGCAATCCGAGCCTTGAGGATGGGGGCGTACTCTTCCGATTGTTCGAAGCCGACGAAGCGAAAGCCCTCGGCGAGCGCGGCAATACCGGTCGAGCCCGAGCCCGCGAAGAGGTCGAGCACCGTGCCGCCCGGCGGCGTTATCAGGCGCACGAGCCATCGCATGAGCTCGAGCGGCTTAACGGTCGGGTGAAAGTTGCGGACGGTCGAGCCCTCGCGCGCGGCGAGCCCTGCCGTGCCCCATTCCCTTTCGGCGGTCGAGACCTTCGCCGTGTAGAAGAATCGCGAGGCGCCGCCGGTGTCGGCGAATCCATTCCGGGGGCCACTGCTAAGCGATAGCAGCCCCATAACGCCGTGCGCGGCGCTCGCCTCAAAGGGCGTACGCTTTCCGGGCGTGCGCTTTCCGCCGGGCTGACTGACGGTGTGCCCGCTTTGCTCATCGAGCATCGCCGCGGCATCTTCGTCGAGCGTGAGGTTGGCGGGCCAGCGGCCTGGATGCGTGGCCGCCCATCCGCCGAGCGGCGAAGATGTCCCCATAATGCCACCGCTACGTCGCGATCCGCCTGCGCTGGCTATGCGGCCGCCCTCGACCCTGCACCCATCGATATTGAGCCCGCCGGTGCCGTGCTTAAGCACGTTGCCGGCGACGGTCCCTTCGAGCGGCTTGCGCGCGAGCACCCAAAACTCGGCGGCGGGCTTAAGCGCGGTGCCGAAGCCTTGCCAACGGGCGGCGTCGGGGGTTGCGGGGGCGGTAATTGGCACCGAAGTTAAGTCGTTATTGTCGCGCCATGCGTCGCGCGTCGGGCCCGCATCGGCGTGATTGCCGGGCGTAGGCAAGCGCGAGTTAACGCCCCTGCCGCTCGGTCGGCGCCCTATGACGGCGCGCTCAACCCCTGCCGCCGCGTCAATCGCTTTGCTCACGTCGAGCGATTTCGGAAACCCGGTGCCGAAGAGGTGCGTCACAACGTCGCGAATCTCGAAGCCCGCATCTTCGAGCGCCGACATTGTCCAATGCGCCGTGCGCGGCAGGGCCCAGACGAGCGCATGCGCGCCGGGCTTGAGCGCTCGATGCGCCCCTCGCAAGATGCCGGCGAGCCATGCGACCCACTGCTCGCGGCCGCCCTTGTCCGAATCCCAAGCCTTGCCCATAAAGGCGATACCGGCCGGCGGGTCGGTAACGAGCGCGTCGATAGAGCAGGGCTCGAGCAAGTCGATGGCCGTTGCCGCGTCGGCGATGTGGATTCGGACTCGGTCGGTCATGCGTGCCCCCTTGGCGATGTCTGCTCGGAGTTTTTCGAGGTCGGCGTCGGCGACTTGGGCGAAGAATCGCGAGGCGCCGCCGGCGTCGCCAAAACCGTGCGTTGTGTGCGCGCGGGCGGGGTTTTCCATGCTCGGCGAGACGCGCGCGGCGTTTGCGCTTACGATCGGACCGAGCCGCCCCGCTTCGCCGCTTTGCTCGTCGAGCGCCGCGGCGGCGTCGGGGCTCAAGACGAGATTGGCGGGCCATCGCCCCAAGGGTGAGCTTTGCGTTGGGGGCGCCTTGTGCATGAATTCGCGCCCGTTTTGCTGCAAGGCTGTCGCGTGGAATTTGTCGGGGTCCGGCGGGCGCGACCATTGCTCGCCCGTCGCAATCCGGCACCCATCGATATTGAGCCCGCCGGTGCCCCATCGGGCGACATTCGCGGCGACGGTGCCTTGCAGGGGCTTTCGGGCGAGTATCCAAAATTCGGCGCTCATGCTTCGCCCCCGATGAGGTCATCGAGCATCGGGTCAGCGCTGCACCGGCAATTGACCTCGGTGCCCGGGTGCCCGCCCTCGGGCGGCTTATCCCACGAGTAAACCTGCCCCTCGCGCGCGACGTGCGAGTCTCTCACCCGATTGTCTTGCACCGTGCGCCACACATACCGGGCGACGCCGAGCCCGGTCTGCCGCACCTCATTCACGTTGCCGTAAAACTTGCCAATCTGGTCGCGCGCAATGAGCTTCGCGCGATTCTCTGACATCGGGAATCGCCCCCGAAGCTCGCGGGCAATTTCTTCATGCCGCATGCCGGCCGCGGCATCGCGCATAACGATTGCCTCGATGTCGTCGAAGAACGGGCGAAGCACGCGCCCCCGGATAAGGGCGACGTTCGTTTCGACGAAATCCTCGATAACGGGGCGCACCTTCGGCTCTTGCCGGATGACGTCTACGGTTATTGCCGCCCGCGTCTCGGCGATGCGTTGCTTGCGCTCGGCGAGCAAGCCGGCGTCGACTTGGCGGGCGAGTTGGGCGGCATGCCACCGGCTCGTGTGCGTCGCCCATTTCTCGGCGATGCGCTCGAGCTCGCTTGCCGGGTGCTCGCGCTCGAAGCGTTCGCGCATGCCGTCGGTCAACGCGCGCAGGCGCTTGCCGATGGGGGCGTCGAAGCGCTCGGCGTCGGCTCGGCGTGCCGCCTGCTCGACTATGTCGGGCAGCTGGGAAAAGAGCTCGCGCACGACAAGGGCTTGAGCCTCTCGGACTATCGCCCGAAGCTCGGCGAAGTACCCCGCCCGAATCGCGTCGGGTTGCCGTTGCCGAGGCATGCGCCGCACCCGAAGCTTGCGCCCCTTGCCCTGCATCGCCCGGCGCCGGGCGGCGATGGTCGCGAGCAGGAGGTTGCCCGACGAGCGGGCGAGGGCGGCGAAGGGACTCACCGAGGCTTCGCCGCCAAGAAGTGAAGCGCCCCGAGGGCGATAAAGAGCGGCTCGCGCACTTCAGGCGGGGCGGCGTAAATCGCTCGCCGCAAGACCTCGGCGGCGCGCTCAAGGGCGGCGAGTTCTTCGGCCGAAAGCTCGAGCGTCATTCAAGGCCCCACGGGTCATGCGTTGCGCCGGGGTCGCTGAGCACAACGAGCGTGCGCACGGTCGCGACCGGCGCGCCGCGGTCGAGCGGCATCTCAGCGCCGGTAACTGCACACACGTAATACGGCACGCCGTCGCCCGACTCAGTGAGCCCGCCGGCCGGGTGCAGACTGCCGCACGGGCACGCTATCCAACGCTCGGGGAAGGGCATCATGCGCCCCGCGCAGGCTTCGAGGGGGTCGGGGGCCCGTCGGGCGCCCCGTACCGGGCGTCGCCGGCGGGCAAGGCGTTTGGGGCGCTTGCCGCGGGCAATTCCGGGTCGGCGGGGTCGGGGGCGTTCGAAGTCATCGCTTCGCGGGCGGCGCGGTCGATGACGGTGTCGGGGCTGTACTCATCGCCGCCGAAGCGGTTGACAGCGACCTCATCGGGCAAGAGCACCCCGGCATCGATGTAGGCGATATCGGTCTGCGACTGGATTCGCCGAAGTTCGGCCTTTTCCTTTGCGGTCTCTTGCCAAAGGGGCGGGAAAGCAATTCGCCAATTGGCGGGCTCGCGGCCGCGGGTGGGCCCGGTCTTCGCCCGAAGCATGAGCGTAACGAGCCGATTGAGCCGCGGGCGCAGATAGTCGTTTCGCATGCCGGCGACGCGGTCGTAATACTGCCTTACATCGCTCTCGCCGGTTGCGTTCATTCCGGCGGGGCTTTGCCCGAGCAGAATGGTCGCCGGAATTTCGGCGGCCGCGGCGAGCCGCACGGCGAACTTGTCGAGCAGGTCGGCGAGCCCGGCGACGCTCACCGTTTGCCGCTCGAAGCTTTCGTCGGCGTCGAGCAGCATGCCGCGCAAGATGCTCTTTTGCAGATTGAGCAACTCGGTGCGCTTTTGGATTGCGTCGGTCGCGTTGGCGGCGACTTTTTCGGCCAAGCCTTTCATTCGGAAAATCGTCAATACGAACTCCGAAAGCACGACTTCAACGCTCTCCCATGAGACGCCGAAGCCGCGAAGCGCGGTGTACGGACGCAGCAAAACCGAATCATCCCACCCATCTTGCGACGTCCGCACCTCGCGCGACGTGGGCACCCCATCGAAGCGAATAACACGGGACTCATGCACGCGCTTAACCGCGGCCGCACCCCTGCGCCCCGCGGCGTCATTGCCGACCCGGTAAAACTCGGGCTCACCGTATTTCGGCGAGGTCGGGTCGGTATAAACCGAGTCGACCTTCGCTTCGCGCCGGGTGAGAAGCGTCACCCAAGAAAAGGTCTTAATCGTGCGCTCATTAAGCGGCTCGGCGAGGTCTTTCGCCCCGTCGTCGATGCCAGGCATGAGCAACGAGCCGCCGTCGCGCCGGGCGGCAATCCATGCTTGCTGTACCTTCGGCGTGAGGTCGAGCTCATCGACGCGGGCGTTGAACGCTTCGAGCGCGCCCTTGTCGCCGTCGGCGATGAATTCCCACCCTTCCCGAAGGGCATCTTCGACGGGGCGGTTAATGATTCGCGCCGCCATGTCGTTGCCCCGGTGCAGGGTCGCAACGTCATCGAGCGAAAGCGGGGTGACAATGGGGCGCGACGCGAGCCGCTTGTCGCGCATCGCGACCGCAAGCCCTGACATTATGTTGCCCCACCCGTCGACCCGCTCACCGGGCGGGGGCATCGCATCGGCTCGGGCAACGGCGCGCTTCGGCTTCGACGGCATCGGCGGCACCTCGGGCGTTGTGGCGCCGACGGCTCACACCCCTTCGCAAGCAACGGCGCCAACCAGGAACGGGAAGCGCCCTTGCCCAAGAGATACGCGAGCCGCCGGCGCTCCCTTTGTATCACGACACCCAGACCTACCAAGTTGCGAGGGCGTCGAATTTCGCCGCGTCGCTCGACGGTGTCAGCCGGCGCAACGCGTACGTCGCCGCGTCAACCCCGTCGTCATGGCTCGCCTTTGGAAAGGCGATGAACTCTTCGATGAGGTCGACAACCCACGGCGCGCTTGCCGGGAAAAGCACGTTACCGGCTTCGAACTCGGGGGTAACGGCGGCCGCTCGAGCGTCTTTGCTGCCCTCGGGCTTTATCGCGATGACGCCCGAAAGCTTCGCCTTGAGCACGTCGATAACGGCGGCCCCATTGGCGGCCTCTTCGATAAGGATTGCCCTGCACGCTGGCCACTTCGCCCGAAGGTCGAGAATTGCGCGCACCGTTTCCGTAAACGTCATCCGGGCCCAAGCCGTGTCGAGCAACAGCTTATCGGGCCCGATGCGCCCCCATACCTGAATCGCGACGCGGTCACTCTCGTCCGTCCGCTTGAATGCACAATCTACCGTCATGCACATTTCGTCGAAAGCGGCGGTCGCCGGAATGATGACCCGGGCGGGCACGCCCTCAATGTTGCGCGTCTCGCCGGGCAAGCGCCAACGCCGGTTAAACCATTCACGCCGAAAGAGTGAGCCCTCGGCAGGGGCGGGCCTTTGCTGAAACTGCCCGGCATAGTCGCCGCGCAGGCGCCGCTTATGCTTCGCAAGCACGTCGCCCGAGAAGATTTCCGGAAACAAGAGCACCCCCTCTTCCTTCCGGGGGTCTTTAAAGCCGATGCACGTGCGCGCCGCCCTGCCCGGGTCAAATTCGGCGGGCAAGCAAAGGTGTTCGAATTCGCCCGGAAACTCGCGCAAGAGGTGCCCCGTCAAATCCTCTTCGTGCAACCTCTGCATCATGAGCACGGTGCACCCCGTGCGGGCGTCTTTGTGCCGGGTGCCCATAACGTTGTCATACCAATAGAGCACCCGGCGCCGAGCGACTTGCGAGGGCACGTCAAGGGCGTTTAAGGGGTCGTCGATAATGATTGCGTCGGCACGCATGCCGGTGCCGGCGCCGCCGACGGTCGAGCAGTAATGAAAGCCGCCCGCGGTGTTGCGGTAGAAGTGCTTTGCGTTGTGCTTTTGGGTGAGCTCGACGGCGGTCGGGAACATCGCCGTAAAGCGGTCATCCGTTAAGAGCTTAAGCCTACGGATTGCGTCGCGCTGATTGACGTCGTCGGCATAGGATGAAAACCAGGCCTGAAACGCCGGCCTCTCGAGCCAATGCCACACGGGCCAGAATACGGAAACGAGAAGCGACTTGGCGTGGCCCGGAGGGATATTAATAATGAGCGACCGAATCCGCCCGTCGCTTACGGCTTCGAGGTGCTCGCAGATTGCCCGGATATGCCACGCGTCGACGAATGCGACCGCCGGCTCGACAATGGGCCATGCCCACCTTACGAATTCATAGAGCGAGCCCCGAAGCTTCGCCCGAAGCTCTTTAAGCTCATTCGATGCCGTCTTTTCCCGAAAGCTCGCGAGCCGTTTCCGCGCCAAGTCGGGCATTCGAAATTGCTTCGAGTACAAGAGTGTAAACCTCAGGGTCGAGCCGCTTCTCGAGCGCGTCGAGCACGGCGTTTAGCTCGCTCTCAACTTCGACGGTTATGCGTTCCGAGTAGCGCTTCGGGTTGCGGCGCGCGAGCCGCCAAGTAATTGCTTTCGTCGCCGCCGCTAAATCTTCCGACCCTGCGATGCGGTCGAGCCGTTCATTGTCAATCGTTTCAGGTGTCGCATAGGCCATACTGACCGCTTCGAAGAATTCGACTTCTTGTGTGCGCCCGTCAACGTCTTGCACCGTAACGAAGAGCCCCGCCCCCTTGCGGCTCGCTCGCGACCACCCCCGAAGCGTATCGCCGTGGATGCCGAGCGCCTGGCAAGCGGTGTCGATGTAGTTGCCCGCCCGTAGCAGGGCGATGAGCCTTTCGGCGCGGTCGCGATTCCATAGCGGGGGTTGCCCCGGCTTCGGGTGAATCGGCTTTTTCGGCATGCGCCGGAATCTAGCCGCGCGCCCTTAAAAGCGCGAGCGCTTCGCCCTTGCCTTGCGGTGGGGCTCATGGCAATGGGGCACTGAAAGGATTCGCCCGATGGACCTCGCCGATTTCTTAAAGCCCGAGCACCTCATCGCCCTGCGCATGCGCGGGAGCGACCGGTTTCAATTTTCGAACGAGCAGATAGGCGCCGCTATCGGCGTCACCGGCGCTCGAGCAAGCCAACTTTACAAAGAAGCGGTCGAGATGCGCGCGGCGCTCGAGCGCGAAGCGAAAGACCCTGACACCGTGCTCGGCTTGGGCCTCGGCGCTGAGACCGCCCAGAAAATCCGCGAGCACGGCGTTTTCAAGGCGGCCGACCTCGCCGCGCAGGGGACCGGGTTTCTTCGGCGGCTCGGGCTTCGCGACGCTCAACTGCACTTCATTCGGCAGGCCCTCGGCAAGCGCCGGCTCGAGCTCGCCGAAACGTGCGAGGCGTGCGGGCATTCGCTCGATGCGCTATCCCGGGCAAGGCGGTCGGCATGAGTGCTCAGACCCTTTCCGTTGCGCCCTACGTCTGCCCCGGGTGCGGTGCCGTGCATGACGGCATCGGCTTCGAGCCCGGCGAGACCGACCTTGCCCCGCTTCGGGTGGGTGACTTCACTATCTGCGCCCGGTGTCTTGCGGTGCTCGAGCTTACGAAGCCGACAGGGCGCGACCGCTACAAGAAGCTCGGCGGTCTTGAGCTTAAGCGCCTGCCGCTCGGCGAGCTTCGGGCGCTTGCGAAGTTGCGGCGCGAGGTCGCCGGGCCCGGGGCAGGGCGATGAGCGGCGAGATTCTCGTTGCTCTCACCCAAGAGCAGATACGTACGCTGATCGCCGCCCTTCGGCTCGGCGTGCGCATGGCGGGGTTTATCGGGCCCGACCGGCTCGGCGGCACCGATGCCGAGCGTCAACTCGGGCTCGACAAGATTAAAGACCTCGAAGAGAAGCTCAACGGACGGCTTCGGCGATGAGTCGGTACGGTGGGCGCCCCGGGCTCAAGCCGTCGGCGATTCTCGACGAAGCCGCGGCTTGGATTGACGCCGGCGGCTACGGCTCGGGCCCCACCCCCTTGCACATCATGACGCTCATCGCCGGGCTCGAGCCCGACAAGGAAGCCGTTGCGCAGGCGCACCGCTATCTGCTCGCCGCGTGCGGCATGCCGACGCTTACCGCATGGCATGCGATGGCGCCGCGAACGCCCGAAGAGGTGCGCGAGCTCTTCGAAGCGGCCGCCCTCGAAGCGCGCATGTTCGGCGAGTAAGCCGAGCTTTCGGCGTAGACGGCGCGGCGTCGAGCGGGGTATGCGGCGCCCTATGTCACGAAATCGCATGCCCCTCACTTCCGTCACCCCGGGCTCATTCGCCGCCCCAAGCAAGCCCGAGAAGCGCGAAGAGACCGCCCTCGCCGTTGTTGAGGTCGGCGACCTCATTGCCAACGCCTACCAGCTTGCCGCCCGGGCGATGGCCCATGCCGGCAGCAACGACCGCGTTGCGCACTTGCTCGGTGTCGCCCTGCTAAACCTCGCGCGGGCGAGCGAAGCGTACGAAACGCGCGCCGACACCGGCACCGAGTAAGCTCTCGCGCGCGGGTTTACCCCAAGGGGCGGGCTCGCAAGAGCTTCGCCCCTTTTGCTTTTTGGAGCATAAGCGCGCATGCCATTCGACCCCGGCTCACCCTACGAAGAGCAACCCTTGACGCGGCCGGCGCCGACTGCCGCAAACCAAGGGCAATCCCTTAAGTCGGTTGACGCCGTAACGGTCGCTCTCGAAGCCGCCGAAGGGCAGACCCTCGCCGGCTCGGGCACCCTTCGGTGTTGGGTGTTCGATAAAGCGCTCAATCGGGGCGCGGGCGCGTGGGTAAGGGTGCCGGCGCTCGACCTCACGGTGCCGGCCGATGCCGCGGGGCTTCGGCGATATGCCTTCGAGCCCTTCGACGCGGTCGGCTCGCGCGCAATGCGCCTGCTCTATGCCGCCGACGCCGTGGGCGTTTCGGGCGGCACAACGGTAACCGTCTATCAACTCACCCACGACCGCGAGCTCGAGCGGTTTTACAAGGAAGGGTAGGTCATGCCGCTTCGGCGACGTGCGGTTGCGAGCGAGGGCGAGGGCATTGTTGGGCCACAAGGGCCCACGGGGCCTCAAGGCCCGCCGGGGCCGCCTGGCGAAGCCGGGGCGGCAGGGGCGCAAGGGCCCGCCGGCTCAACGGGGGCACAGGGGCCCATCGGCCCACAAGGGCCCGCCGGCATTGTCGACGGGGTAGCGATTGCGCCGTCGACTGTAACCCCCACGGGGCAGATACGGGCGTCGGCGGGGACCGCGGCGGCGCCGGCAATCAGCTTCTCGGGCGACCCCGATACGGGCTTCCATTCGGCGGCAGACGGGCAGATTGGAGTCTCCGTCAACGGCACTAAGCGCTACGCGTTTACCGACGCCGCGCTCGAGATGGGCGGCCGCAACCTCGGGACAACTTCGAGCGCCGTCGGTTTCCTGTTCATGGGCGGCGCGTCCATTTACGACACCGGTGGCAGCGCGCGAATTACCGGCTTCGGCACAACGTCGGCCTTCGACTATGTCGGCAAGGCAAACAACGCTGACCGCGCGTACGGTCATAATTTTTGCACAAGCACAATTTTCTCGAACGCGACCGCCTACGCCGCGATTTTCCGAAATGGCCCGGGTCTCGGCAATCTCTCGGCGCAAGATGCCAACCGGCGCACCGGCATACATCACAGCGGCCGAATCGATTTCTTCCAGGCGGCAGACGTAAGCGGCACGCCGGCGCCCACGGCGACGGTCAACGCCCCGGCGGGCAAGGTTGCAATTGCGGCCGGGCAATCCTCTGTAACAGTCGCGAACTCGGTCGTAACGGCAAATAGCATTGTGTGTGCGCGCGTTGAGGGCGCGGTCGCCGACGCGACGCTTACCGACGTGCCTCGCTACTCTGTCGGCGCCGGCACCATGACAATCTTCGGCAACGCCGCGGCGACGGCCGACGTCAAAGTTGGCTTTGTCGTTTTCCACGGATGACCCGGTCGACGCTCGCTTTTCGGCACCGGGCCCACCCGATATGCGCCGATTGTTGGCGGGCTTCGAGCGTCTCGCCCGTGCACTTGCTCGAGGTGCTCGAGCCGCTACCGGAGCGATGCTGCTACTGCGCCGAGCGCACCCGGCTCGGCTTCTACTTGTCTGGCGTCGAGACGCCGGCGCCGAGCCGGTGCCCGAGCGTCGAGCGGGGGCACCTCATCACAATGTGTGTGACGTGCGGCGCCCTCTTCGCGGCGACCTCGCCGCTTGCTCGGCACCGATGGCTCGCGCACCGCGATGCCGAAGATGGCTCACCGTGAAACGCCGAGCCGTCGGGCCCTGTACCCACCCGCGGCAAACATTCTTGCTCGAGCGCCTGCCGTGCGCATGGCCAACGTGCGAAGAGTCGGTGCGCGGGTTTCGCTTCGAGCTTTCGGCGCCGGGCGGCGACGTTGCCTTTGTGCGCCTGCCCGTCAAGGCGGGCGGGCGCACTTTGGGTTGGCTTTGGGCGCCCGAGTCGGCGAAGTTTCGCGCGTGAGCCTACAGCCCCCGAAGCCCTCGCAAGCCTACCGGCGCCGCGCGCATCGGCTCGCCGTCATGCTCGATGAGTTGCGCTCATGGAGTCATGAGGGCACCGAGACGCCGCTCGAAGTGCTCAACGCGCAAGGGGTGGCCGGCTCGGCGCTCTCGGCTTATCGGCACGCGATTCTCGACCGCGCCACATGGCTCGAAGATGCGACCCAAGGGGGCGGCCGGTGAGCGACCGCCCCGGCACCTTTCTCGAAGATGTGGGGCAAGCCCTCGGCGCCCTCTATGAGCTCGCCGTCGGCTCGGGCGGGCCCCCGACGTTCGTTTGGGCGACGTTCAATCGCGCCCGGGCGACGTTCAACGGGGCCAGCGATGAGCGCGCAATCGCGTGGGCGGTCGTTGACGCCCTGCTCGGGGCAATCGCGTTGTGCCGGCTCTTCGGGGTGCCCGACGAACTCATCGCCGAAGCGACGGCGTGTAAGTCACTAGAGTACATGCTGAGGGGTGAGCACGCGCACGCCGCACGGGTGCGGGTGCGCGAGCTCGAAGCGGCGCTCAGTGCCGAGTTTCGCGAGCAGGGGGCGTCATGAGAAGCACGAGCGAAGAGCGCGACTTCTATCGGCGCATGCTTGAGCGCATTCGAGATGCGTCGGGGCGCACGTGCGACGCTTTCGAGACCTGCACGCATGCGGCATGCGCGTCGAGCGCGGCCGCCTATCTGCTCGCCGCCGAAGCCCTAAGCGGCGCTGAGACCATCTTGCCGCCATTGCCCGCCGAGGTGCCGCCCGATGCGGCTGTCGATGCCTGACAAGCCCCAACCCTTGCCCCTGCGCTACGGCACCGCGGACGAATGGGATAGCGGGGCCCGGGCGCTTCGGGCGATGTGGCGGGGCAGGGCGCGCCCTTGCTGCTCGGTCTCGCCGGCCGGCACCCGTTGCGACTTGCCCGAGGGGCACGGTGGGGCTCATCGATGCGGGCAAGGGCAGGGGGTCGCGTGGCGATAGACGTAAACGGCGAGCAATGGCATGCCCCGGAAGTCTCGACGTCGGTTTATGACGCCGCCGGCGAGGTCGCGCGCTTTCGGCGGATCGGCGACTTTGACGGCGACGAATCCGAAGAGGTAAGCGCCGACCGCGCGAAGCTTGCCGCGCAAGCGCCGGCTATGGCGCGAATGCTCTTGCGCTTCTTGCGCGACCCACCCGACTCATGGCCTACGGGCGGCGACCTTGCACGCCTGCTCAATGCCGCGGGCGCCCGAGGAGTCGAGCCTTGAGCGTCGACGTAAATCGCGAACGGTGGGATTGGGAAATTCAGGCGCAATCCGAGGGCGAGGGCTTCTTGCTCGTGCTCGATGAGGGCACCGAAGGGGCGGGGGGTATCATCGGCGAGGTTTTCGAGCCCGACCGCGCAAGGCTCGCGGCCGCGGCGCCGGCTATGGCGCGCCTTCTAGTCGAGGTCCGCCGGAAGGTGCGACTCGATCCGCGCTGGCCCATAGGCGACGCAATCGACCGCGTCTTGCAGCTCGCCGGGGTCGACACATGAGCATCTTGCGCGAGCGTTGGCGTTGGAGCTTTAGCGAGGTGCTCTTCGACACCGAAGGGCGGCGCGACGTTGTTGCACTCAAGGCGCCCCCGGGCATCGAGGGCGCCGAGCGAGCCCGGCTTGCCGCGCAGGCGCCGGCTATGGCGGCGAAGCTTCGCGAGTTGTGGGTGCGAATGTCCTACGCCGGCGAGAAGCCGTCGCCCGGGCAGAAAGTCGGCACCCTTTACGGTGCCGACCTCGAAGCCGTTACGCGCATGCTCGAGCTTGCCGGCGCGCTTGACGCCGGGCCCGGAGATTAGCGATCGCAGACGGGCAGGGCGGCGCGCGCGAGTTCAAGCACGCTAAGCCGCTCGGCGGGGTCGACGCGCGTCATGAGCATTGCGGCGATGTCGCTCGCGATGCGCATGCGGTGCGTGACCCGAGCCGACGCCGATTCGGCTTGCTTGCGCTTCGCTCGCGTTACAGCGCCCTTGTTGAGCTCATCGAGCGCAAACCGGCGGGCGCTTTCGATTTCCTCGGCGGTGTCTTTTATGCCGTAGGTAATGATGGCGCTCGAGCCGTCGGTCGCAACAACTCGCTCGACAACATCGCCATTGGCTTCGGCTCGGTCGACTCGTCCAGCGCGGACGGCGGCGTAAGCGGCATTGTAGGAATTGAGGGCGACTTCGGCCTCTTGCCTCGCCGTGACCTCGGCGCCCTTCGCCCTGAGCGCGGCGCCGAATGATGCGAGGTCATCGGGGGTAACGGTCGGCTTCTCTTCGGTGCTCATGGCTTCTTCTTTCGGTGAGGGGTTTTCGCTTCGCGCGCCGACGTTTCGGCGCGTGCGGCGGCTCATCGCACGGGGACGGGCAGGGGGCAAGCGAAATGTGGGCTCTTGCCCGACACCCCGCGGCCGCGCTACAGGCGCCCGGCATGAGCAACAAGAAGCCCGAAAACGTTGTCGCCCTGCGCCCTGAGAAGCGCGAGCGCTATATGGCCCTCACCCTTGACGCCGTTGAGCGTTTCGTCGCCGAAGAGGTTGCCGAAGAGCCCCTCGCGCTTCGCGATTGCGCCGTGCGCCTCACCGGCCGAGATGTCGCGGTGCTCTTTGCGAAGCTTAAGGGGCGGGGGCTCGAAGAACTCAAGCGCAAGCTCGGGCAGGCATGGCTCGACGGTGAGCCGGTCGCGCAGGGCAAGGTGCAGTTGTGAGGGCGCCCGGGCTGAAAGAAGAGATTGCCGCGGCGCTCGGTGAGATTCGCGAGCGGCTCGACGCGGTCGGGGCGACCATCCAACGCGAGCACGAGCACCGGGGGTTGCGATGCGAGTCGTGCGAGGCGTGGCTTGCTGCCGTCGCTCTCGATGAACTCGCGCGCCGGGTGGGCAACGTCGCCGGCCGGATGCGCGTGCGCCCCGTGCCCTTGTTTCTCGACGCCGAGCCGTAGACCCTAAAGCGCCGGCACACACCCCAAGAGCGTCATCGCCTCATCGACGAACATGCAGGCTTCCGACGAGAAGCAATCGGCGTCGCGCACGCAACCTCGGTGACAAGAGCTCGAGCACGCCGACCCGGGCGCGCCCCGGC